TGTACCATTGTATGAGGATATTAAGTTTACGTTAGCTGGAGGCGCTCCGGTATAATTAGGAGTGTACTTAAATTTAAAAGTTTCACGAGCTGATGTTACATAAGAATAGTACACGCCTTGATTCCCGACGCAGACCATTTTACCTGCGCTAAAAGTCGGAGAACCTGTTAGTACTCCCGTAATACCGCCCGCCCCTTTATTCCACGCTAAATCTTTAGTATCAAATTTTCCAGCAAAAATACTATTAGACGGAGTTTGGTCTTTCGCCTGTAAAATACCTCCGACAAATTCAGCTTTAGCAACGTCATACGTGAAACCTGTATCGTCGTCGAAAGTGTTTTCAAATATTTGTCCAGGGTTGGGAACGAAATTGAGTGAGCCTTCGCCGCTGTCGACAACAGTATTAACTCGCGTGTAGTTGGCTTCGTTATTGAACGGGTAAGTTGTAATGATACTCATAAATAGGCCTCTTTATTTTAATCGTAATGTGGTTTTAACATAGCTACTAAATCTTTTCGCCAGTAAATAGGGCGCAGTCTGACAAAAGCGTTATGCTGTGAAGCTGCTTGCTCGCTAACTGTACGAGAGCCGCCGCCGCCCGCTTCTATCATTGTCTCGTTGTCGAGCATAAAACCGACATGAGTTATTTTTTTTCTTGATTTTCCGAAGAAAACAAGAGTCCCCATTTTGGCCAAGTCTTCTACCGACTTGTCTTTAAATTCATTATACAGCCCTTGCGCAGTGTTGTCATAACCACGAGGTAACATGCCTTTACTTTGAAGCAATTCAATGACTAAACCTGAGCAGACAAAGCCTTCCATAGGGTCGTTTCCCCCCCACCTATACGGCGTTCCTAAGAGCTTTAAAGCGTATTCTTTGAGTAAGTCCATGCTGACCCTCCTATAGTCTTTATGAGGTAATTGTAGCTTAGTTTGAGTTAAACATAAATCCAAGGGCGCATTTATATTGAACAAAAACCCGCCGCATATAGTCAGAAAAAGTCCCATTAAATACCCCTAGAAAAGGCGATATGACCTCTAAAAAGGGTCGTCGTCTTGAGGTACATCGAAAGAGGCCATAAGTTCTTGGAAGTCTTCTCGAAGTTTTATCGCTACGTTTTCTTTTGCGTTGTCGATTATATCCTGCATAAGTTTTTGACGGCGCTCTTTTTTCATACCCGACCTTTCAAATATCGCAAAGATTATTTTTAAAATGCCTGGAGCTAAGGCAGCTACTACAGACAAAATCGCTACAGTCATAAATACCTCTATTGTTTTTTAAGTTTAATAGACTCATACCCGATAGTCGTTAGTCTATGATACCTCTTTTTTTCGTCCATAAAAGTGTAAATACAGTAGTCTCTTACAGGTTTTATAATAAAGACTTCGTCGCTTACTCGCTCGTAAGGGCATTTTGTCCGTACTCTTACAGGCGCAGGAAAATTAAATTCTTGTTCAAGCCCTGGCATTGTTTGACAAATACCTACGCCCTGGACAGGAGCAAACTCGTCGCCTCCGTTGTTTCCGTTATTCCCATTACAAATATATTTTGCGGGTAAGTTAAATCGCGGCTCTTTTTTATCAATATAAAACCAGGAGTGCTTACCACGAAGTGAAAAGGCTATAATTTCAATAGGGCAGTTCTCTTTTGTTTCGATAGGAGAGTTAAGTTTCAAAGTAACTTTAGCTTTGTTTTTATTAAAGCTACCAAAAAGCCTCTTGCTCCAAGCTTTCTCGATATCGATAACCCTATGGCATGTTTTTATTCTTAAGTGAGCTATATCGTCTTTCGCGTCTATTTTCATTTTTAAAGTAGTCACGTCTTCAAGTACTGCATGGCCAACGTAATCAACCCCGTTGATTTCTACCTTCATATCGCGTCGATAGAATATTTCTTTTTTGTGTTCGTTTGGCACGATAGACGAGCATGAGTAAATTAATAGTAAAGAAAATAAAAGAAATACTTTTTGCATAGGTTCCCTCCTACAAAAAAGCCTATAGATAACCCGAAATCACCTATAGGCTTTGTAACTATTAACAGAGAAGAGCGAACTACTCTGCTTTAGAATCGTCGTCTTTTTTAGAAAATGCTGTTTTAATTTCGTCAACAAGTTCTGAAAGATCGATTTTAAGATCAATAACTTTCTCGCCGTCTCTATCAGTATCAAGCTTTAGTACAAGCTTAGTAACATCTAGCTCGAAATCTACTAGCTTAACGTCTTCTTTTTTAACTCCACGAGAAAAAATTTCTTGGAAGGCCTCGCTTAGACTCATAGACAGATTTAGTACGTTCTCGCCGTCTTTGTTAGGGTCTAGTGAGATATCCACTTTTCCGTCGTTTACGTCAATTTTAAAAGATTTTGTTTCCATTTTCAGGCTCCTTATTTTGGTTTACAGGTAGTAGTCTCTAAAGCTTCGATAACTCTGTCAACTTGTTTATCGACGTACCTATATTGTCGTTGTTCGACTTTGTCGATCTTGTTTATTATATCACTATGCAGGTAAAAAATCACGGCCAGAACACCGCCCCCGGACAAAATACCTAAACCCGTCTTCGGAGACTGCGCGCAAAAATACTTGATGAATTTAATAACATTACGCATCTTACAAGCTCTTACTAATTGTATTGCCACAAGGTTCTAGTATAATGATTACATGACTGATTTATCTAATAAAGAGAAAAAAGAACTTATCAATAATACTAAGTTTATTCTACAAGAGACTACTCTGATTAGTCTCTCTGTTGTCGTCCTAATAGTTGCGATAGCTATGTATATCGTAGGCATAGCAGGGCAGTCTTCAGCTAACGCCGGTCGGATAAACGAAAATAGAAAAAGCATGGAAACCACGCGCGCTATATTTATTAAAAGCAGCCAAGAAAATAGACAGATTTTGTATGAGATCAGCGAGCGCTTAGGTAGAATTGAGGGCGAGTTAAAAGGTCTTCGTTCTCGCCCCCAAAAATAATTAAAATTTAATCAGCTCTCAGTAAGTAGAGTAAAACTTTTCTAAGTTGATTGGGAGTTAAATCTTTACCGTCTTTCAACTTGGCTTCTAAAGTGTCTTTAACTTCAGCTTGTTTAGCTGCGCGAGCAGCCTGCTTAGCTTCTCTTGCAGCTACTTTATCAGCATGTTTAGACTCATCTTTTACAAGTTCTTTTTGCCCACTAGGGTCGTCAATTTTGTCAGTTCGTAAGTACTTAGTACAATAGGCTTCAAAAGTAGAGTCTTCTTTTTCAATAAAGATAGCTTTCTCGTCTTCGTCTGCGCACTCTTTTGCTTTGACTTTAGTTCTACAATCTTTTCGGCTGTCGCAAGACTCAGCTTCGTTTTTTGAGTAGATATCTTTATCTACTTTTCTAACTTCAAGCTTTACAGCGCCAGCGATAAGAGTTTTTTTCCACTTATAGCAAGACTCTTTTTCTTTTTTCTGGCATAGAGCTTTTCTAGCGTAGATAGTTTTCGGGTCGTCTATTTCAGACTCTGCTACAAAAGACGCAAAAGAGTTATTGGTAAAAAATAAAAATAGTAAAAGTAGTTTCATATTATCTATCTCCTATACAAAATACGTTAAAAGGTTTGTCACTAGCCGACCCACTAGGAGAGTCATAGATTTTAACTCTCAATAGAGAGTTAGTAGGTTGAGCCTGTAGCGTCGTAGTCATTTGTTGGGTCGAGGCTACAGTAGCAACAAAACAACTTGGGAAAGCGTCTGATATAGCTCCTGAAGTTATATTTAAAGAGTAATCACCTACGCCGTTATCTGTTACACTATCAATCCAAAGAGAACATGAGTCACTTAGAAGTGAAGGAACGCCGGCGGTAACGTCTACAAAACATTTAAATACCGACTCCCCGCTCTTAACTACCGAGTCAACTTGATTTACTAAAATAGGTTGTACCGTTTCGGTCTTAACGTCTGCGCCTGTTCTTTGACAAACTACAGTGAGAGTGTCGTCGATATCTGTATTGTCGTGTCTAGTGTTCTCAACAGTAAAACCTGAAGTGCTTATAGAATTAATACCGCACATATTGTTTCTACCTGCTGAAGTACAAGTACAGTTAGGAGCTACGGAAAAAGTACCTGCAACAAAAGTACAAGCAGAGCTACCTGCGCCGCCGCCAGTACAGTTCCCGTCAATCCAATTTACATTTTCGTTACTAACTACGTCAGTAGAATTAACAACACTCATAGTAAAGATGTTTGTTTGCTCACTAACTTTAGGAATAGATTTATAAACTTGTACGCTTTGTCTAGCGTCTGCGCCTTGTTTTTGACAAACAATTTTTAAGGCCATGTCTTCGCCTGAGCCTGAAGTACTTACAATCATAACCGCTCTAACATTGGTAGTTGTTTCTTGAACTTGAGAAACTGCTCTACTAGTAGCCGCGCCATCTTCAGGGGCCACAGTACACGCAGGAGCAACAGTCAAACCGCCGCCGATAGGACAGTCATAAATACCTGTACCACCTTTAGAACAGTTACCGCTAAAATAATCCGAGTTAGAAGTAGAAATTAAAGTACCTGCATCGTCGAACCTAGCGCTAAAAACATCTACAGAAGTCACTTCACTTAGGCCAAGTAACGTACCTAAATACGACTTATCAAAAGTAACTATAGGCGCAGCACTCGCCCCACTGTTATTAATTCTTATTCGTAGTTGTCCTAAATCCGCATCGCCTGAAATATCAGTAGCACTAGGACATAGAAAGAAAACATTTTCAGCAGCAGAAACGCCGTGAGTTTTCAAAGTTGCTTCGGCGTAAACACTACCGCCCGCATCTACTACTTGCAGATTTAAGTTTTCGTCGCCCCCGATATATTCTATTTGAGCCTGACATGCCCGCCCTTTGAAAATGTCTTTGTCTACATTTAGCAAAGAACCTTCGACGTAATCGTTTTGCGCAGAAGCTGTATAGTTAAAAGACTGCTCGCCCTCTAGAGGGTCAGTAGTTTCTAAGGCCAGCGTACCGCCGCCGGTTTCACTCCAGCCGGTCAATCCGTCTTCAGCGTTTGCGTTATCGTCAGAGCTAAAAGCGTTATTAAAATTCTCGCCGCCTCCAGCGCCGCCGCCTGAGCCGATTTCTTTTTCACTAGAGCCGCCGTCGTTTGAGAAAACCATTTTAGAGGCGGTATTGTCCCATTTCAAACGGCCATCACCCATTTGAATTTCAACGTCTGCGCCTGTAAGCGCGCCTACTCTTAAAATGTTATCAGAAATTTTTGCTCCCATCGCTACAAGAGAGATAAGCAGCAGCCAACCCAATAGGCCAAACTTTTCATTAAATCTTTTCATATCAAAACTCCTATTGATTAAATCGTGTTATTCCAGTAATTCTAACTTGACCGTCGTAGCTCGCGCCAGCTAAATCATTTGTACTAATTTGTACTTGACCGCCTGACGTAATATTAAAATCGATACCACTATCGTCAAGGTTTGAAGTGTACGAGCTTCGCCAAACATCGTCAGCAGGGTCGTGAGTGACAGTTAGAACTCCGATCTCTTGTACATTGCTAGAATCGGTTTGTCTGTGAACATCAAAGTACATAACCGCAGCTTTATAAGTTGCCTTGTTAAATACTACGCCCGTAATGTCTTGGTTTGAAGTATTGTTAAGAAGAGGGTCTAGTTTGTTCTGGCCCCCACCTGCGCCGATCATAGCGTTAATAGCGGCTTCTAATTGACTTTGAGTACCCTTAACTAGAGTGATACCTTGATTTTCAATTAGGTTAGCGATTTCTTCTTGAACGTCATTTAGCCAATCGTCGCTTACTTCCGTTGCGGGTATGCTAAGCGAAGGGTTTCCTTCAGTAAATAGGTTAGCAATAGTTGCTCCTGGCGAGTCTATCCTGTGCATAAAAAGTCTCCTTATTCAACGAAACTAAAAACAACGCCTGCATGTGCGGGTTTCAATTTCTTTATAGTACATTCTATTAGTGGGTTTGCAAAAGTTCTTAATGGGTCGCCTGCGAAACTGCCTGCGACAAATACTGTAGCAGCAGTAACAGGTAACTCTACTTCAAAATAATATCGCCAGCCTACAGTGGTTAGCTGCTCGCCGGCCTTTGAGCCTGCTACAAATTTTCCTGAGAAAAAATTAGTCAGTGCGTCGCCCGCTTTACTACCTGCGGTAAAAGGTAAAATATTTGTGACTACTGTAGTCGGAAAACCTAACTGAGTAGCTATAAACTCATAAAACTGTTTTGAAATACCGCCGATATTAGTCATTTTCTGGATAAGTTGAACTCGTCTTTCAGAAACAAGTAGCCCTTCAGGAGTACACTCGTCAGGCAAACCGAAAACAGTTTCCCAATCAGTCAGAGTTTCGTCTGTAGTTCTCGGGTCAACTTCTAAAAGCATTTGTTTTGTTCTGTCGTCGATACGGCAAAGCTCTTGCGCTTCAGCTTCTAAGAGCGCGCTAAGAACCGGCTGCTCTATAGGCCTCCATAACTTACCTTTAGGTAAAAGGTTTATTAAAAGATTTTTGAATTTTGCTAGTCGGCTACCAGACAAAATTTTCTCCTTAAGGTAAAGTCACAAAAGTTATAGTTCCTAAAGTAACGAGGCCTCCCGATTGCGGTTGAACGTCCGAAGTAGGACTTGTTAGAATATGGTCGTCTTCGCCGTCAGCAATCGAAATGGCCTCATTAATTTGTGATAGTTTTATTTTTCCGTCATAGATAACACCTGAGCCGACTTTAGCCGGGTCGACTGCGTCTCTTACCTGAGCTTCTCGGGCCAGGAGGTCTTCTAATTCAGCTTGTACCGCTGCTTGTACTGCTGCGGTATTAGGTTTTAATTGTATAGTCGGGTTTATTTCAGTCACTACAGGAGCGAAAGCTGTAGAGCCCGCAGTACCTTGCGGCTCATTCTCTAATAACACCGCTTGAACTTCTGCGATTTTAGAAGAGTCGGGTATGATAGGGTCTTCAGCGTCTTCTACAAAAGTAACGCCGACAGTCCCGGCTCCTAGAAAGTTTGGAAGTACCCACGCGCGAGTAACTCCAGCAACAGACAAAGCATAAGAAATAAAATCAGTAACAGTCCCGCCGCTAGGAGGAAACTGCAAACGGTCTAGAACTCTCTCTCTGTATAGCTCCAAGTCCTCTTCGTCCTCACCTTCGACAGTAATACTATCTACAACAGCGTCGGACTCAACTCCTGCTAAAGCACTTTGTAAAGAAATAGTATCTGCTACATCTAAGTTCCCGGTTTCGCCTTCAGTTTGACAAACGATTGTAGCAAGCGCAGTGCCCGCAGCGGGTATTACTGTATCTGCTTTTACAAAATACTCTACCCCGTCAGAGCGTACATAGACTCTATCCTCGGGTAGCGTGTTGCCGGTCGTGCCGGTTACTTCGATAACAATTTCTGCAAAAGTTGCTTCTTTTCTAGGGAGGTTGTAGAGAGTGCCCCATCGTATAACAGTAGCCTCGTCTCCAGTATCAGGAAAAAATTTCTCTTCTATACCGTATTGGATATGCCCATGAGCAGTATGAGAAGCGCCCCCGTATGCTTTAGCTTTAACTGCTAAAAAAGAGCGGCGTAAAATAGTCTGCAAACCTAGACCGCTTTTAAAGTCGCCTTCGATACGAGCTATAATTTGTTTTAATGTAGGTCTAGTAAAAGGCATATATCTACTCCAGTATTTTTAGTCTTTGTCCGTCCCAAATAAATTTAAGCGGTATATTTTCGCCGCTTGGTTTTAATATTTGTACGCTACCTAGTATTTCTTCTCTGTCTACTACGGTCGAGTCGACAGATACAGAAGCCGCTAGGCCGTCTTCTAATAACCACTCAAAAGCATCTGCTAGTATTGATTCTAGTTTAATAGCAGTACTTTCTAAAGTTTTTTCTCTGTCTATAGTCCATAGTTTTGAGCCTATCTCATCGTCTTCAGGCTCAGAAACTAAATCGGCCCACCAACCCCGGCGCTCATTTTGCCCCTGCGGTAGCTCGTCAAAACTAACTCTTTTATCTGAAAAAAGAGAAATCAAAGACGCAGTCTCTAAACCGTTATCAGGTTTTAAGTCTCCATTTTCAATAACTAAGTCAGGACAGTTTGTACCTACGTCAAAAAATCCTACATCTTGGCCGCTCATTGTTTTATAACTCCTGGTAAGTCTACGATACTAGCAGGGTCGCCAGGGCTGTGCGTTTCGGTTTGCCCGTCAGACTCTATTTCTGCGTTGTCTATAAACTCTGTTATAATATCATCGGCTAGCGCTCGCATCAAAGTACGAAGTTTTGTTATGTCTGCGCTAACGGGCGAGCCGCCTAAACAGTCTAAAACTGTAGTAACAAAAGCGTCTCCCAATCTGTCTTTATCTAATGCCATATCACGTCACCTTAAAACTAAGTATTTTAGTTTGTATGTCTGCGAAAGTTCCTTTATTAACAATGAAAGGCTCAACAGATAAAGCTTCGGCCATACGGCGAAGCTCTTCTATCAGCTCAGAAGTTTCATTTTCAAACTTTAATTTTTTTAAAGTCACTTCCATATTTTCAGCTATAGTAGCCTTGTAATTATTCGATAAAGTTTTTTCTAAATCGCCGTTGGCCTTAAGTATAAGTTTATCACCGTTTATATTATAAAAAACAGATTCGCCTTCGGCTAAATCTTTAACTCTCGTATTCCTATCGTCGGCAACTATAACTATTAAATGATCTCTGTTACCGCCCATAGCAAGAGCAACCGCTTCTGATTTTTTTGGAGCATGAGAAGAAAAACCAAAATTTTGAAAATGCTCTACGTCTTCGCGAGTCTCACCGGCCAAGAGATTTAGCTTTACAAGCTGCATACCTTCGCTGTCTTTTGTGCTTTCTAGAACAGCTCGGGTTATCATAGTGTAAACTCTATTTCTAATAGGCTTTACCGCAGCAGAAACTAAATTTTTCATTGCATTTATGCTCATGAAAAGTTAGCTCCTAAACTATCAAAGATGCTATCTTTCTTAGTTTTGTTGACAACAGGTTCTGTGTTGTATGCTTGCGGGTCTACTAAAGTTAATTCAGTAACTTTACCTTCGTCTGTTGAGTCTGTATGAGTTACGCTTGTAATAAGCATATCTCTATTGATACCTAGAAATTGAGATTTAACATTAGTTATCTGATTTATGCCCCACAAAGAGCCGTCACCTTGAGTCCAGCCTTGTACTGTTACGTTAACTCTGGCTGCTTGAGCTAACCTACTAGAGGCCTCCCATTGCGCGCGAGTTTGAGATTGAGCAGCGTCGGCGTTTCCTTCAGCAATAATAACTAAAGGTCTGTGCCTAGTAACTGCTGCGTCTGTTGCGGTTCCTTCAGCTTGAGCAACGCTCTCCCCGAAAAAATCGGGCAGTCCTGTTGTCTGTCCTTTAACTATATACTTATCGTGTCTCTGAGAGTCGTCGTAGTTTGCGCTCGCGCTTAATATATTTACATTTTGCTCAAGACTAGTAAAAGCTCTCGCTCTTGCTGCTCTTGTTAGTCGTATGTTTCCCTCACGAGTAGAGATAAAAAAGAAACCTTGCGTGCGAGCTGCGCGGTCAAGCGCTTCAAAAACAGACTCGCCTGGTTTAACAGAAAACTTTGTTATGTTTTTTGGGGTCACTGAGAGAAAAACTTTAAGGCCAAAAGGTTTTACTAACTCTTCTGCGAGTTTATCTAGAGTAATATTTTTATACTCCGCAGGGCCTGTATGTCCGCAATCGACTAAGTCGCCAGGTTTTGAGCGGCCGGATATAGTGTAGCTTCTGTCTTCGTCAGTGAAACTAACGTCAAGTTTTTCTATTCTACCTGTAATAACTCGCTCGCTATTGATAGTTACTTTTACTTCAGCTCCAGGCTTTAGCGGCCAGTTTTCTTTAAGCCCCTCGAATTTGTCCCATAAGCTTATAGAAAATTGGTTAGCAATAGACTCTAAATTTTTAGTAATAGATACTGACTGCCAGCCGTCAAAAGACTGCGAACCGACGACAACCGTGACGGCGTTTTTTATAACTTTGCCTTTTTGGGTTGGTCTTCTTTCAGTTACCATTAACTAGCACTCACTTTTATAGCTTCGCCTCCAGGTACAAAGCCCGGATGATCGATATTATTTTGTTGAATTATTTCGTTTTCTTTATCTAGATTTTCAAATTCATTATAAGCTATGACTATAGCAGGTATTGTATTTACAGGAGTTATCTCTATAAGTTCTGTAGTACCTGTTCTAGGCAAAGCTTTAGTTATAGAAGTTTGAACATCTTTTATTGATTGAAAAAGTTCGTCGTCGTCAGCTTGCTCTAATTGCAAGTCAAGCCCGTCTACTATCTCTCTTTGTTTAGTAAGCGCGGCTTGTGTAGAAACGAAATCGATTTCTACAACCGCTTTAGCGTTTCCAGCAAGAGCTAACTCTTTAGCGAAATTGATAGTAGCGTTTTGGTTTCCTTTTTGTTTAACTCGCGACGGAGTCTCGCCCACTACTACCGGGAACTCATCGTCTATATCATTAAACTGCCCGAGCACTCTAGACGAAGTCTCCGGGTCGTTCTCAAGCTCGTCTAGCAAAGTTTGATACATTTCAGAAATAATATCTGCAAGCTCGCCCGGTCGTTTAATAAGATCATTTACGTTAGCTTTAATATTACTAATTGCAAAAGTTAAGTTAGCTATAGGCTCCGTAACTTTCTTTACAGCTTCGTCCATAAAATCGACAGCAGCTCCTATATTGTCGGCGGCTGCTTGAACTACAAAAGCGGGCTGGTTAGCAACGCTAAACGCCTCCTGAAAAACATTTTTAGAATTTTCTATAAGTATGTCTGCGTTTTGAGTAGTAGCTGTTAAGTCGTCTTCTGCTTGATCGGGGAAACGTATCTGGCCAGCTTCTGAAAATTCTACGTTAAACCTAGCTATTCTACCTTCAGTTATCGTTTCTGTAAGGGAGTAGCCGCCAGGTTGTACCGTCTTAGTTCCTAAATAAGGGTGTACTAAAACTCCTGCGCCTTCACTTTCTATAGCTTCTAAAAGAGCGTCTCTAGCTGCAAAATAATCATCGCCGATAACAAACATTTCTAAAGTAAAATTTCTAAGTCTTTTACCTAAGTCTTCAGAGTTTCCGATTTCTCTTTGAGCGAACTCTCTATCTTGTTTACGACGACCGCCTTTAAGAGAATGACTTTCAATTTTAAAAGGGACTCCTCTAAAAGAGCCTTCATCGTTAAATCTGTCTTTCCAGCTAGCCATTATTGAAACCCTCCAGCAAAGCCTAAGTTAAAATCTAAAGGCCCTTGAGGTTTAGCTTTCGCATTAGAGCCGCGAGGAGCGCCTGCAATATTAATATCAAGTACCCCGCCGACTTCTGTTTTTTGCCTTTGAGTAACTCCGTCGCCAAGTCTTTTAAAAGGTTGTATGCCTTTAGAAGAGTTTTCTCCATCTTTTATAGTGAAACCTTTTTTGTTTAAAGTATCGTCTATTTTTTTGAAGCCTAAAAGTTTAGTAAGCCCTGTTATTTTTGATAGCCAAAAAACCATGTCCATAAGTTGATCTAAAGGAGACGTAAAAATGTCTGCGAAAAAAGCTTTTATAGGTTTCCAGTTAGCTAAGATAGCAACTCCTGTACTAACTAAAATGCCTGCGAATAAAACAAACTTAGATATAACCAGAACTAGCCCGCCGAAAGTTACCCCTAAAACAGCGAGGACAGGAGCAAGCGAAATGAAAGCTCCCATAACCGCAGGCACTGCTACGACAATGCCCCCGAGTACTACAAGTAAAGGGCCTAAGACAGCAGCTAAGATACCAAAAACGATAGCTACTCTTCTTATGATAGGACTTTCTCTAAAAGTGTTAATAACGCTTTTAAATATTTTTGCGAAGAAAGCTACGACCGGCGCTAAATCTTTACCGATCATAGTTAATAGACTTGTAAAAGTGTTATTGAGCATAGTCAAAGACGAGCCGAGAGTACTTGTTTGAACATCAAACTCTTTTTGTAAAGCGTTGTTTTCGCTAAAAGCTTTAGTAGCTCTATCTAGATTTTCGGCCAGGACTTCAGGATTTTTTGCGAGCGTACCTAAAATGTCGTTTATGCGCACGCCTTGTAGCCCCATAGCGCTCATGACTTTAATCATGTTACCGCCGCCTGATTGAACTTTATTAAGACCGCCTACAAATTTTTGAAATACAGAAGCTGCGTCGTCTTGAAACTGAGACTTTAAGTCTTTAACAGCTACGCCGGTAAGTTTAGAAAGTATTTTAGCTTGCTCGCCGCCAGCTTTTATTGATTGGTCTATAGCATCGAATGAGCGCCCGACAACAGAGCCCGCCGCTTCAGAGTTTTTACCTAATGCTTTTAGCGCAGTTGATATACCTAAAACTTTATCAGAAGCAACGTCAAACCTACCGATCTGACCGGCAACTCTGTTAGCAACTTCTAAAATTTCGCCTTCGCCTGCGGCGGCGTTGTTACCTAAATCAACTAACGCAGCCGAGAACCTATCGACTTTGTCTATACCGTCACCCGTAACTGTTAAAATACGAGCAATAGATTTCGCTCCGTCTTCGCCTGCAACGTCAGAAGCGCGAGAAAGTTTTGCCATAACGGTTGTAAACTTCTCAATATTTTTTGCGCCTTTAATACCTAACTGACCGCCGGCCTGTGCAAGCTCAAGCATTTCAGCAGTGCTTACAGGTATTTCGGTAGATAGCTGATCGAACCTTTGACCTAATTTCTCTATTGCAGGCCCAGCTATTCCCGTAGTTTTTTCTACGCCTTTAAGACCTTGCTCAAAGTCTACAAAGAATTTTACGCCAGCGCCGCCAGCAGCTAGGAGAGGTAGGGTTACTCCGAGAGTTAGCTTTTTACCAAAACTATCTAGAGTGCCTCCTATCTTTTTTAAGGAGGCTCTCATTTGTTTAGTTTGGTGATTAAATATTTTATTTACTTTAGATGCTTTCTCTATACTACGAGAAAGTTTAGGAAACTTTTTCTGAACTTTATCAATAGTACGAGACATCTTGTCGATGGCCCGTAGTTTCAATCCTAAAGTTCTATCTTTTGCCATTAATCGCCTCTTGCAATTCTATCGATCTGTCGTACCACTCTTGCAGTTCGATATCGTCTAGCTCGTGTAGTTCATTATAAGACCAATGGAGAGTAAAAGCTATAACAGCTAAGCAGTTTCGCCACTCTCTTGGCCACTGTCCAAAAAATCGCCCACGACCTCAGTAACTTTCATACAATCGGCTGCGTCCATTTCTTCAAAAAAAGAATAAGTGACCCAATCGTGATCTGATATTTTTGCAGCTAACATAAGTAAGTCTACAAATTTTATGTCTTTTCCTAAATTTTTTAAGTGTTTCCCTTTCGGTCTTTTAAGAGTGATAGACGATACAATTTTTTTGCCTTCGTCCGTTGTCCACTCGAAAGGGTAGTCAAGATTTACAGTTACATTGGTCGTTTTTTTACTAACTTCATTAGTCATAGTTTGGCTCCTTCCTATATGAGCCCGGCCCTAAACGGCCAGGCTTTTTATTTTATTAACGTACCTCTTCGCCTCTAATACCTTCAAAACGCGCCTGAATTTCGCCTTCACTTGAAGTCACGTCTCCGTCGGCTGCATAAAAAGCTTCGCGCAAAACGATTACTTTTTCGTTTGCTAGTTCTAAAGTAATAGTAGCGTCTCGGATAGCTTGAAAACCTTGTAGGTCTAGCTCGTCGCTATCTGTAATCGCACCTTCTATAAATTGTACTTGAGGCTCTTCTTTAAAACCGTGGATAGTATCAGCTCCGACAACGCTTTCACGTTTTACCGGATTAATATTATAAGTAAACTCACCTTTTGCTTGAAAAAGTTCGCCGTCTACTTTCAGTAAAAGAACGCCCCCTACTCTTCTGTTGGCCATGTCTTATCTCCTTATAGTAAATATCCAATCTGGACACCGTTTACTCGTAGCTGATTCATTAAATCAGGGCTGAGTAAGTGGTCGGCGCGGTTTACGTCTGTTGCACTTCTTTCGATAATTAAATCTCTCTTAAATTGGTCTGCGCCTTCAACAAGTCCGATTTCTTCCCATTGTCTAAAACGAGCAATCGCTTCGGCTTTGAGAATTTTCGGAGTAACAATCGCTTGACCAGGGCCAAAACGAGTACCGTCGTCTGCGAGTTTATGTCTCGGAAACTTAAGAGTTAACATAGTTCTATAGTCAAAACGAAGATAACTAAGAGTTAGTTTCGGGTTTAAGTCTGCAATCGCTTCGTCGAGAGCGCCAAACTCATTCTCAATTCTAGTAGTTCTTAATCTTTCAATTCTAACAATATTGCTACCGTCTACAAAATAAGTAGAAGAGCCTGCTTTTAAAAGTTGATCTCTCTCGCCGAAATTGAAAAGCTCGCTATCTTTAGGCGCGAGGACTTGAGAAAGTGCAACAGTTTGAAGAGGTCTTGCGGGGTCGCGTTGCCCCTCTTGAGCAACAGCAGCCCCGATATTTGAAGCCCACATAAAACTAGGCGTAGGCCCTGAAATATTCATAACAGTTTCTTGCTCGTTATTTCTTGTACCTAAAAAAGTACTGTGGTCTGCAAAGTCTTCTTTTCTACAAATAAATAAATGGCCGTCATTTTGTCTGATAGGCCCCCAACGGTCTTGAAGCTCAGTTTGCATCAAGAGTAAGTTAGCACTATCTGAGTAAGGCATAACAATAACTTTATACTCTTGCTCGCCCATTGCAGTAATAACTCCTGCGATATCCGGGTTAGCACTACCGCCGCTCATTGCAGTAATAGTTGTCGCAACTCCAGCAGGTAACTCTTCGTCGTCGAAATAGTTTTCTCTAATATCTAAATCGTTCCCGACTACCCCGGCGTTTCTTGCAGTAAAATTAACTAAGTCTGCATTCGAGCCGTCTACTGCTGAATCTACTAAACGGTCTTCGTCAGCTTGGATTTCAGCAACTAGTGCAGTTGCCATTTCAGCTTCAGTATCTCCGCTTGTAACAGCAATTCGGTATCTGCGCCCACCAAGCATAACACTTAAAGTACCGTCGCCTGTAGCCGGTGCAGTAAACTCGTAAGAGCCTGTAGCCGCAACAGCAGAGCCGTCGTCTGCAAGTGATATACAATTAAGCTCGTTGAGCCCTTGATTTTCGCTGATAAAAGTTTCGGCCATGTGATAAAGCATTGAGCCTTTGCCGTAAAATTTACGAGCTTGAGCGGCACTTGTTACTTTATCTATTTGACCCGCCGGTTTTGTACCGTCGGATAGTCTTTGCCCAATTAACAACACATTGTAAGGTTGAATAGATAAGCCTTGAATAGCTTTACTAGTGTCAAACTCAACGTAGTTACCAGGAACTTTTACGCCGACGGGAACCTGTAAAAATGAAATAGCCATAACTACTTACTCCCTTTTGATTTATTTTTTTCTACATCGGCTTTTTTCTCTGAAAGTTTTTCTTCGATTTTAGCCTTTGCTTTTTTTGGTTTACTAATTTTTTCGCAGCATCCGTCTTCTAATCTCTTTAACCAGAATTGAGTTTTAGGAACTTTTATAGTTGAATCAATTTCAGCAGCTCTATTAGTCATAGGGTTTGGAAACGATTTTTTTACTTTTACATACATTATTTTGCTCATGATAAAATACTACTCCTAACTTTGTTTTATATCAAGTTGGTAAGTTTACAGTGTCTTCAGCCTCGCGAGTATTTTCGTCTTCACTTATGTTATACTCAATTTTGTTTGAGTCAAAGTTTTCTAACTCTAAATTTTCTCTAGGACTCATCGTGTAATAGGTGACTGCATAAGTCAATCTACATGAGCCAACAGATTGAGCGCCTGCGGAGTCATACTCCATTTCTGTATTTCTTAGTATAGACTCGCTTGCTTCGCCGCCTAAAGAGTCGTCTACATCTAAAAGGTTCTCTACTTGCTCCGCAATATCGTCTAGAGTGTCTTCTAGACTTTTATTAGTACCTGGAGTGTTTAACTCTTTATTTTCTTCGGGGCCTGTTGCTATGATCTCAACTTGTATCTCTAAAGTACGCTCAAGCTCTCTAGGCGCAGTCCCATAAAGCGCAGCAGGCTCTGATTGAGAATATACTAAAATAACAGGTAGCTCTTCATACCAAGGGC